TTTAACGATTAGTGCATGATATGAGATTTGATGAATTGAATGAAGATAATTATCTCTTATTTGCTATTAAATATTATGATAATCCACAATCTGTAACCAAAGATGATTTTTATGAAGATCTAAAAAGGTTTAAGTGGATAAAACGATTATTAAAAAGACATAAAACAACAGGTGAGTTAAACGCTCACCTTTTAATTAATCATTTTATTATTCTTTATAATGTTTTTGGTGATGCAGCAACACCTTTATTGTTTTATAAAATAGATAGTGAATTTTGGAGTATTGTCAAAACTTTTGTGGTTTATCTTGGAAGATTGCCCGAAGTTCCAAAAACTAAAATTCATAATATTCCAATTGATATAGAATGTTTAGAACAACTTAATTTAATCTAATGAAAGAATCTACCCTAAACAGAATTATTTCAATTGTAAGACATTATATTGTTGAAGATGGAATGTCAGCATCTGCTGTTCCTACAAATTCTACAAATCCACCAGGACAAATAAATATAGCGGGACTTCCACCAGATACTCCACCAGTAAAAAAGAAAAATAAATACATTTATGGGACTGGATTCCGTAAAAAATGGTTAGAAAGAAGAAAACCAACACAATAATAAAAAATGTTCCCTCCATCATCTACCGAAACAAAAATAGCACTACTTGAAGAACGTATTAATGTTTACGAACAGATGATGACTCGTATTGATTCTGCAATACAAAAGATTAGTGAAACAAGTCAAAATATCAGTCAAATGCTTGCTATTCACAATGAAAAGATAGAGCAATGTAATAGAACTGATAATCTTATTGTTAAGATGATAGAAGATATTAGAGTTTCATCAAAAGAACAACACGATGAAATTAGTAGAAAACTTGGAGAAAGATTAGATAAAGTAGAAGAAAAAGTAGAAGGTATTTCGAAGTTTAGGTGGCAGATATTAGGTGGTTTAGCAGTCATTGCTATCTTTGTTAAATTTGTTCCACCAGCATTAAATCTCTTGACACCACACCAGAATTCAAGTAGCATAGAGAGAACGAAGTAATATTCTTTTTTGTAATGAGTTTTGTTGATTCAAAATACATCGGGTTGGTATCTTCTCGACTGGATAAGTTTGCCAAGAAAAAAGAAGGTCTTTATAACTTTCGGTGTCCTTACTGTGGTGATAGTCAAAGAACAAAAAGTAAAGCAAGAGGATATATTTACCAATTAAAAAACGATCACAATTTTAAATGTCATAATTGTGGAACTTCTAGAACATTCACAAATTTCTTAAAAGATCTAGATACTGTCCTTTACGATCAGTATGTAATGGAAAGATATAAAGAAGGCACCACAGGCAAAAGGTCTCAAACAAAAACACCAGAATTTAATTTTGAGAAACCAAATTTTTCAAAAAAGTCATTTGATCTTCCTACTATCGCAGAACTAAATAAAGAACACTTCGCAAGAAAATATCTAGAAGATAGAAAAATACCCAACAACTATCTGCGTGAATTGTATTTCTGTGAAAAGTTTAAAGAATGGACGAATACCCAAAAACACACCTTTGATAAAGTAGAACAAGACGAACCACGAATCATTATTCCTCTAATTAACAAAGAGGAAATATTTGGATTTCAAGGTCGTAGTTTAAATAAAAATTCAAAGGTAAAATACATTACAATTATTCTTAATGAAAATCACCCAAAAATCTACAATTTAGATAAACCAGATTACAATAAAACTGTTTATGTTGTTGAAGGACCAATTGATAGTATGTTTTTGGATAATTCAATTGCTATGGTTGGTGCTGATATCGACAAAATGTTTTTCCTTTCCAACTTTGAAACAGAATTTGTGATGGTTTATGATAATGAAAAACGAAATAGACAAATTGTTGATAGAATGGAAAAGGCAATAGAAATGCGACTTCCAATCGTTATTTGGCCGAATGACTTGAAAGAAAAGGATATTAATGATATGATCCTTGTAGGAATTGATGCCTCAAAAATCATCAAGGAAAATACTTATATGGGATTAGAAGCAAAAGCAAAACTTATTGGATGGAAACGAGTATGAGCAACGGTACAAAAGTAATTAAGAGAAATGGTAATAATGAATCTCTTGATTTAAATAAACTTCATTTGATGGTTGAAGAAGCATGTAGAGATCTTGCTGGTGTTTCTGCATCTCAAGTTGAAATGCAATCTGGTATTCAATTTTATGATGGCATTACAACCGCAGAAATTCAAGAAATTCTGATTCGTTCAGCATCTGATTTGATTGATTTGGAAAATCCAAATTATCAGTTTGTTGCTGCAAGATTGCTTCTGTTTGCTGTAAGAAAATCTTTGTACGGAAGAGTGCAAGATCATCCTGATTTTGTTGAGCACATTAAGAAATGTGTTGATTGTGGAGTTTATGACTCAGAAATCTTGAATAACTATACAGAAGAAGAACTTAATCGTCTTGGTCATTATATTCAACACAATCGTGATTATCTTTTTACTTATGCTGGTCTTCGACAAGTAGTTGATAAGTATTTGGTTCAGGACCGTAGTGTCGGTCAAGTATATGAAACTCCACAGTTCATGTATATGATGATTGCTGCTACTATTTTTGCTAGATATCCAAAAGAAACTAGAATTTCCTATGTCAAACGATACTACGACGCAATCTCAAAGCACAAAATCAACATTCCCACACCTATCATGGCAGGAGTGCGAACTCCACTTCGACAATTTGCTAGCTGTGTTCTTGTTGATGTTGATGACACCCTCGATAGCATCTTTAGTTCTGATATGGCTATCGGCAGATATGTTGCACAAAGGGCGGGCATCGGTATCAACGCAGGTCGAATCCGTGGCATCAACAGTAAAATCAGAGGTGGAGAAGTACAACACACAGGTGTTGTTCCCTTCCTTAAAAAGTTTGAAGCAACTGTGCGATGCTGCACACAAAACGGTATCAGAGGTGGTTCTGCTACAGTCCACTTTCCTATCTGGCACCAAGAAATAGAAGATATCTTGGTGCTAAAAAATAATAAAGGAACCGAAGATAATCGTGTTCGTAAATTGGACTATTCTATCCAAATCTCCAAACTGTTCTATGAACGATTTATCAAGAACGAAGAAATCTCCCTTTTCTCTCCACATGCAGTTCCTGGTCTTTATGATGCTTTTGGGACTGATCGATTTGACGATCTTTATATGGATGCAGAACGAAATGAATCTATTCCTAGAAAGACTATCGGAGCTCAAGAACTCTTTCTGGACCTCTTAAAAGAAAGAGCAGAAACTGGTCGTATTTACATTATGAATATCGACCATTGCAATTCACACTCATCCTTTATTGATAAGGTTGAAATGAGTAATCTTTGCCAAGAGATTACACTTCCTACAGTTCCACTTCAACATATTGATGATCCTGATGGTGAAATTGCACTTTGTATTCTTTCTGCTGTTAATGTTGGTAAAGTAAAATCCGATGATGAATTTGAAGATCTTTGTGATCTTTCTGTAAGAGGATTAGAAGAGTTGATTGATTATCAAAACTATCCTGTAGTTGCTGCAGAGATTAGCACTAAAGCACGTAGATCTTTAGGTGTTGGATATATTGGTTTGGCACATTATCTTGCTAAACTTGGGTTTAAATATGATTCTCAAGAAGCATGGGATGCAATTCACCAATTATCTGAATCATTCCAATATTTCCTTCTTAAAGCATCAAATGAAGTTGCTAAAGAAAAGGGTGCTTGTGAATATTTCAATCGCACTAAGTATTCACAAGGAATTCTTCCTATTGACACTTATAAAAAAGATGTAGACGAAATTTCTTCTATTCCATTGCAGCATGATTGGGAAACTTTACGTGCCGAAATTCAGGCATACGGTCTACGACATTCAACACTGTCCGCACAAATGCCATCGGAGAGCAGTTCCGTTGTGTCAAATGCAACAAATGGAATTGAACCACCTAGAGGGTTCTTGTCCATTAAGAAGTCAAAGAAGGGACCACTTAAGCAAATTGTTCCACAGTATCAACATCTTAAAAATAATTATACGTTGCTTTGGGATATGCCTAGCAATCGTGGGTATATTAATATTGTTGCAGTTATGCAAAAATTCTTCGATCAAGCAATTTCTGGAAACTGGTCCTATAATCCAAGCAATTATGAAAACAATGAAGTTCCTGTTTCAGTGATGGCACAAGATCTTCTCACAACTTATAAACTTGGATGGAAGACATCTTATTACCAAAATACATATGATAATAAGACTGATGAAGTTAAGGAGGATAATGTAAGTATTGATGATTTAGTTAAAGAACTTTTAGAAGGAGGAGAGGACGATTGTGAATCCTGTAAAATTTAGAATTACTGCAGAGAAAGAAAAAATGATTCAAGGAATGACCGTATTTAATACTCAAGAGGTAGATGCCAAAAAGCAACCTATGTTTTTTGGTTCTCCTCTTGGAGTTCAAAGATATGATTCATATAAGTATCCAGTATTTGATAAACTGACTCAACAACAGTTGGGATATTTCTGGAGACCAGAAGAAGTTTCTTTGCAAAAGGATCGTGCAGATTATCAAACTCTTCGACCAGAACAAAAACATATCTTTACTTCTAATTTGAAGTATCAAATTCTTTTAGATTCAGTTCAAGGTCGTGGTCCTGGAATGGCATTTATTCCTTATTGTTCTCTTCCTGAATTGGAAGCTTGTATGACTGTGTGGGAATTTATGGAAATGATTCATAGTCGTTCCTATACTTACATCATTAAGAATGTTTATTCAGACCCCTCTGAAGTATTTGATTCCATCTTGAATAATGATAAAATTTTAGAAAGAGCATCCTCAGTCACAGGAGCTTATGATGATTTTATTAATTCCGCACAATTTTATGGAAACTCAAATCTTTGGATTCACGCTCAAGAAGGTGCTGGAACTGCAAAGGAAGAAAGATATGAATTAAAAAGAAAACTCTATCGTGCAATTGCAAATGTCAATATTCTCGAAGGTATCAGGTTTTACGTCTCGTTCGCTTGCAGCTTTGCGTTTGGTGAACTCAAACTTATGGAAGGATCCGCTAAAATTATCTCTCTCATCGCAAGAGACGAAAATCAGCATCTTGTCATTACTCAAAACATCCTCAATAAGTGGCGTGAAGGAGATGATCCAGAAATGCAACAAATTGCTAAAGAAGAAGAGGAATGGGTAATAAGTGCTTTTGATAATTGCGTAAATGAGGAGAAAAGGTGGGCAGAGTATTTGTTTAAAGACGGTTCAATGATTGGATTGAATGACAAACTTCTTTGGAGTTATGTTGAGTGGATTGCGAATCGTCGTATGAAGTCTATTGGTATTAAACCACTTTATGACATTGCTGCTAAAAACAATCCACTTCCTTGGACGGAGCATTGGATTAGTTCCAAGGGACTTCAAGTTGCTCCGCAAGAAACGGAAGTTGAAAGTTATGTGGTTGGTGGTATTAAACAAGATATGAAAAAAGATTCCTTTGCTGGATTTCAACTGTAATATGAGGGGTTTCGACCCCTCTTTTTTTATAAATAAAAAAAAGTATTGCTTATTCATATGTCTAGCATTTCTAAGTTTAAAAGAATTTATAGTGAAGGTGTTGCGGCAGAACATCCAGATATTGCAGGACAAAAAGAATTTGCGAATAAGGCAGATGCCGAAATTGCTCGTAGAAGAAAAGAAAGAGCAAAGAAAGCAGGACCACAACTTCCTGGATTTGTTGCTTCGGTAAAGAAAGAAGGAGTTGAAGTAAATGAAAAAATTGACGTAGGTGCTGATGCTGGTAAAACAATCAGTGATTTCGTTCATTCAAAGAGCAAAACCTTTAAGGGGGATAGCAAAAAGCAAAGAATTAAGAGAGCACTTGGTGCTTATTATGCAGCACTGAGAGAGGAAACAGAAAACATTTATAATTATGTAATTGAAACTTTAGTTGATGCTGATTTCGCAGAAGGTTATGAGACTGCTGAAAATATGTTCGAACATATGAGTAGTGAATTTGTAGCAGTTATTCTTGAAGAATATATTGAAGAAAAGGCAAGAGGAACTAGACCAAAAAGAACAGTTCACGCATATGATGTGGATGAGACCTTGTTCGGTCACGGCAAAAAAGGAAAACCAAACGTTCAGGTTCACGTAAAGGATTCATCGGGAAAGAGAGTTAAGAGTTTAAGCAACCAAGAGTTTAATACTCATAAGTTGGAAAAAGGACACTCATATGATTTCAGTGAGTTTCAAAGTGCTAAGAAGTTTAAGGAAACTTCAAGTCCAAATAAGAAAGTAATTAGGGACATTAAGAGAAAACAGGCAAGAGGACAAAACGTTCATCTTGTTACTGCTCGTTCTAAATTTGATAACCCAAGTGAATTCCAAGGACATTTGAAAAAGCACGGTGTTGATATTCCTATGAAAAACATTCACTATACTGGTGGGATGAAAGGTGGTGATATTGGTCAGAAGAAAGTTGATGTTGCGAATGCAGTAGCAAAACAAAGTGGCGCTAAGAGCATTCATATGTATGATGATGCCGCAAAAGTTCATAAGGCATTTGAAAAAGAAAAGGCAGAAAAACCAACATCAAAGAAAATCAAAACTCATATGGTTGCACCAGATAAAAATGGTGAATCAAGAGTTCGTTCTTATCAAGCAACTAAGAACGAAGAAATGACTTCCTATGAGTATTGGAAGCAATTTATCAAATAATAAATAAGTATATAAAAATACTTTTTATTGCTCCCAACAAGATGGATAAAAAAGATTTAGACTCCTTGAACGAGTTATATTTGAGTGTTTATGGTGGTGAGCAGTTGAATGAGAAAGTTGGAACTGCTTTGGATGCAGCAAATGAATTGGATAGACAAGGTAGGGGAATTGCTGCTGCTGGATTGAGAGCAAAAGCTGCAAGAGTTGCCAGAGGAGAAGACAAACCAAAAGTAGCAACAGATAGTGGAAAGGGTGGGCAAGTAACTTTAAATACAGCATATCCATCAATACTTAATAATAAACCAGGAGTAACAAGATATCTACCTATTCCAGGACAACCAGGGAGAGTTGGAAGATACTTTACTCCCAATAAACAACAGGCAGAAAATCCAGTAAGACCAGCAGGTTCAGGTTCAACACCTCCACCAAGACCAGCAGGGTCAGGTTCAACACCTCCACCAAGACCAGCAGCATCTTCAACTGTCCTTGCAAAACAAAAAGGAGTTGAAGGAAAATTAGATAAAGCAACTGGTAAGTTTACTGCTGGTGCTTTTAGTGGTGCAGAGAAGTCTCGTTATTCAAGTGTTGCCACACAAAATGCAGCAAGGAATTCTACATCATCGGCACCAAAACCCCCAACACCAGCAATTGGAAAGTTAGGAAATACTTCATTTGAAAGAAGAACACCAACTTCTGCTGAATTAAGAGCAGCACAAGATGCAAGGTCAAAAGGAGCATCACCAGAAAAGGCACTTCAAGCAGCACAAAAAACCAATCTTCCTACGACTGGTCCTACTCCTGCTGTTCCTGATGTGAAAAGTGCAGCAGCAGATTTGCAGAAATTCACTCCAAGGGATATGTCTAAATACCCACTAAAACCAGCAACTGGTATAAATAATACAAAACCCACTAAAACTCCAACTCTAGGAACAGGAGCAACTATGCAAAAGCAATCATACGAATGGTCATCTGCTAAAACTTTGAGAGATATTGCGGGAGCATATCAATCAGTTTATGAAGCAAAGAAAAAAGTAGACCAGGACCAAGATGGTGATAATGACTTTGCTGATGTAAGAATTGCAAGAATGGTTGCTTCTGGTGTTCCCAAAGCAAAAGCAATTGCTATGGTGAAGGATAAGTCTTACAACGAAGAAGTTGAACTTTGGGTAAATGAACTTGTAGAAGAAGGTTATGACCTCAGTGATTATACTTGGGACGAAATGTCTGAGATTTATCTTGATGAAGCAACAAGAATGCGTAAAGAACTAGGTAAAGAAGGTGAGATTGCAACTCGTCAAGAACTTGCAAGACGTTCTAATGCCTATCAACGTTCTGGTAGTGTAGATAGAACTATTGCAGCAGCAGAAAGAGGTGCTAAGAATCCTTATGTTGTAAGAGGTAAAAATGAAACTGAAGCAGATTATAGAAAAAGAAAACAAAATAAAACTGAAACACTCACAAGACTTGCTTCAAACAGAAGAGGTTCAGTAAGAGACAACCCTCGTGCTGGTCTTAGAGGGTATGCTGCTAAGGTAGAAGGTTCTGATAGAGACCTACAGTCAGCAAGAAGTTCTGCTATGGCAGCAGGGACTCTAACCCCAAGAGAAAGAAAGCAACTCAATAGAGAGGCATATGAAGCATATGAATTTGTGGCATCATATCTTCTTGAAAATAATTTTGCATCAAGAATTGAAGACGCAAATGTAATTATCAATAATATGAGTGAGGGTTGGTTTGAAAGTATTATGGAAGAAAAGAAACCTCTTCCAGTTGCTAAAATGAAAAGAAAAGAAACAAAACTTCTTGGTAGTGATGAAGAACACCTTGCAGCATTGAAGACACCTATGGGTTCTCCTCAAAGAAAAAAAGCAATGAGAAACCTTGAAAGATTTGATAATATTAACACAGCAAGAACAAGTATTTCAAAAAGAGGTGGAAAAGAAACACATGCAATGCCAGAAGTAGGTAGATATAAACCAAAATACGAAGATTGATATAATATTACAGTTCATTAAAGCACCTTGACAGGTGCTTTTTTTGTGACTATAATCACTCTGTTGGGGTTGAAGATAAGTTATACCTATAAATAACTTGAATATTATTAGGAACCCGAATGAGTTATGAAAACCCTTGGAGATATCAAGGAAGGATATTTGAATCAGAAGATATTCAAGATTATTTTGGGTTTGTTTATTTAATTGAATGTTCTCAAACTAACAGAAAATATTTGGGTAGAAAATACTTTTGGTCTTTTAGAACTCCCAAAGGAAAGAAAAGAAAAGTAAAACAAGAATCAGATTGGAAAAATTATTATGGTTCTTGTCCTGAGTTAAAAGAAGATATTAAAAAGATAGGAAAGGATAAGTTTCAAAGAACTATTTTATCACTTCATAAAACTGTTGGTAAAACCAACTATGAAGAAACAAGGCAATTGTTCTTAAACAATGTCTTAACTGAGTCTCTTGACAATGGGTTTCCTGCGTATTATAATAGCAATGTCATGAATCGATATTTCAGGAAGGATTATTTCAATGGGACTTCACATCAAGAAAATATGCAATGATACAATTGACGGTCATATTGATCGTATGCATATCTTGTGTGAAGAAGGAAGAACAAAAGATGCAGAAAGTGTCTATAGTGAAATTCGTGATTGGGTAATTCAAAAAGAAAATCTTGAAGTATTATCTCTTGATTATATTAATGGTTATTTTATGGATTTCTAAATACTGTAATATTATGAGACTTATAATGAGAATTTGATCATGACATTAGAGCCCAGGAAAGTGCCCTCCGAGAGGTTGGGTGTACCCCCTTTCTATTGGGATGTAGAGTTCAATTAATTTAAATGCAAAATTTCTTTACAGTAGCCGTTCCTCTAGTAGCAATGGTTACAACCAATACGGCAACACTGCCTCAAGTGTTTCCTCCTCCCCCTTTGAGTGGTCCTCCACCATTCTCTATTATCCAAGAGGAGCCTACATCAAAGACAGCAATCCGAGAGGTTGCACCAGAAAAGCCAAAAGAGAAAAGGTTAATTTGTAAAGGGTGTAATGAACATGAGAATGCTACCCTGGCATTTTTCCAGGATCGTGGTGTTAAAGACAGAAACGCCCTTGCTACCATCATGGGCAATATTCGTCAGGAATCAACTTTTATTCCTAACATTTGTGAAGGTGGTAGTAGAACCAGTTGGAGTAACTGCGGACGTGGTTACGGACTGATTCAATGGACATCTGCTGATCGTTATTATGGATTGGGTGATTTTGCTAGAAGATTTGGTGGTTCTCCATCAACACTTCACACGCAACTTCGTTATCTGACGACTGAGGTTCAATGGCAACGAATTGAGGACAGGATGAAAACTCCTGGTAAGTCTATCGATCGTTACATGGACTATGCGTATAGTTGGATTGGTTGGGGGCATCATGGTGCCCGCACTTCATATGCTCATGATTATGCATCCCGACTGATCACAGTAGAAGTTTAATAAAAATAGAATAATATGGGGAGAGATTTATTATTCTCCCCTTCTGATAAATGATTGGATCGGGTTCCGACCCTTATTATAAATACCTAAAAAGTATTAGTTTAATGGAAAAGTTGTTTAAGCAATTAAGTGATGCTCAAGCATCACTTTTTGTTCTATTTCAAAAAACTTGGATCTACCATTGGGATGTGGTAGGTCCTGATTTTCAACAACTTCATACACTCTTTGGTGAGCAATATGAAGCAATGTTTGAAGAAATTGATACTCTTACCGAACATATGAGATACTTAGGTATGAAACCAGTTAGTACTCTTTTAAGAGTTGTAGAAGTATCATCTATTGAACAAGCATCAAATAGTGCTCAGTCAATTGACGCAAATGAAATGGTAAGACAGTTGCGTGATGATAATAAGAAAATTATAGAAATATTTGCAGAAATTTCAGAAGAAGCAGATAGTCAAAAGCAATATGCAACTTCTAATTTAGTACAGAGTTTAATGGAATCTCATGGAAAATTTCATTGGATGTTGAGATCTTTTCTAGAATAAAAATCAATGTTATAATGTAAAAACTTGACAAACTAAGAAGGATGAATCAAAATGTTGAAGGTCAGATGCAAAATGTGTAACAAAGAATTGCACTCTCATCCAATACAAATTAAATGTTGTGGATGTGACAATTTAACCACGGTAAAAGATGATAAAATTACTGCATTAGATTTGAGTTTGGTAGAGTTAATATCAAATTCAAATCAAAAAAATAATTCTTCTTCTCTTTTTTCCAGAGAAGATCTTGAATATCAAGAAGCAAGAAGAAACCGTAAAGTTAGAAAAATGGAGTTTGAAATTAAATGAGTTGGGAATCCCCAAACCTGTCTAAAGGTGATATTGAATTGCTTACAGTTGCATTAGATGAATATCTTTATGCGTCCAATATAGAAATTCCAGATATGCCAAAAATGGAAAAACTATTACATCGATTGGAAGATCATTTGAATAAGTTTTGATTTTTTATATAATTCAAAATAATAAAATTTATAAGTATTAGTATCCTAATGATGCAAAACAAATGGATCAACACACTTACGATAATTGGGTGAAAATTAAAGAAACATTTGAAAAGTCAGGAAATATAAAAAATATGTTTTATATTAGAGCATGTGAGATTGTAAAAACTAAAAAAGATCCTTTTGCTAAATTTCTTGGAGATTACAAATAAATCTTGACTTATCATTCAATATACGATAAACTTATCTTACACTCAGACAATAAATGAAAGAATTTACATTAAAGCAATTTCAAAAAAAATTTGATAAACTTATTGAAAGAGTTGAAAATGGTGAAACATTTAGAATTGTTGATGGTAAAAGAAAAGCAATCATAACTTCATACAAAGATTATAAAGAAACTGAAGATCTGATTCAAATCTATACAGATCACGAAGAAGGTTGTTGAAATTTTTGGGAGTATAGCTTAATGGTTAGAGCGGCCTGCTTATAACGGGTTAGTCTGGGTTCAACTCCCAGTACTCCCATAGTCACGGATGGACTATAACAGAACTGGTGGAGTCAAATACGACCCTATGGAAAATAAGTAATGTGCAAAATACTTAAAGGAGAGTTGTATAGACTCTCCTTTTTTGCTATAATAAAATAAAATTATTTTTAATATGAAAACAGCATTAATTACTGGTATTACAGGACAAGATGGATCTTATCTTGCCGAATTACTCTTAGAAAAAGGATATGAAGTTCATGGTATTATTCGTCGCAATTCTTTAATTAATACTCATAGAATTGATCACATTTATAATCAAATTCATCTTCATTATGGAGATTTGACTGATTCTACCAATCTTGTTAGAGTTATTCAGTTAGTTCAACCAGATGAAATTTATAATCTTGGTGCTCAAAGTCATGTAAAGGTTTCTTTTGAGATGCCTGAGTATACAGGACAAACTGATGCATTAGGAACACTTCGTGTTCTTGAAGCAGTTCGTTTGCTTGGAATGGAAAAAAAGGTTCGTATCTATCAAGCATCTACATCAGAAATGTTTGGATTGGTTCAAGAAGTTCCACAGAAAGAGACTACACCATTCTATCCACGTAGTCCTTACGGATGTGCCAAAGTTTATGGGTATTGGATTACAAAGAATTATCGTGAAGCATATGGCATGTATGCTTGTACTGGTATTCTCTTTAATCACGAGTCACCAAGAAGAGGAGAAACTTTTGTGACTCGTAAAATTGCACAGGCATTTTCTCGTATTTCTGTTGGTATGCAAGATTGTTTATATCTTGGGAATTTAAATGCCAAACGTGACTGGGGACATGCAAAAGACTTTGTGGAAGCAATGTGGATAATGCTTCAGCAAGATGAACCTGATGACTTTGTAATTGCTACTGGAAAACAATATTCAGTCAAAGAATTTGTAAATGCTGCTGGTCCTTATTTTGGTCTTCATATTGAATGGGAAGGTGAAGGACTCGATGAAATTGGAGTTGAAAAATTTAGTAGAAAACCAATTATTCGTGTAGATCCTAAATATTTTCGACCGACTGAAGTTGAGACTTTATTAGGTGATGCCTCTAAGGCAAAAGAAAAACTAGGTTGGGAACCTAAGATTTCTTTCGAACAATTAGTTGAGGATATGTGTATTCATGGACAATGATTCTAGAATTTTAGTTGCTGGTGCTAATGGAATGGTTGGGTCAGCAATCGTTCGAAATCTTGAGAGTAAAGGTTAAATGAAGTTTCTTACATTTCTGAATAGTGGATGCATTGATATATGCAAAAATATGTTAATTTCTGCTGAAAAGGTAGGAATTAATATGGATGATTTTTATATTGCTTGTTTGGATTCTAATGCATATGAAAATCTAAAAGAATATAAAAATGCTTTTCTTCATATAGATCAACCAATTACGGAATATCAAGATTGGACTTTTGATAGTCAAAGTGGTTTTAGAAATATTGTTAAAATTAAATGGTCTATTATTAGGAAGATTTATCAAGAAAATAAAAATCTATGTTGGGTAGATACTGATATTGTATTTGTTGAAAATCCAATCGAATTAATTGAAGGGCACGAAGAAATTTTATTTCAATCAGATAGTCCAGGTTCTACTCTTTGCTCTGGATTTATGGTTTTTAATGATACTGAAGAATGTGAATCTTTGGTAAATGAATGTGGTTCAAATGAATTTGAAGATGACCAATTGATTGTAAATGAGATTGCTTTAAAAAAATATAGAGATCATATTGCAATATTGAGTCCAGACTTGTTTCCAAACGGACATGTGTACTATAATGAAGACAAAAAAGAAAATGCTGTAATAGTTCACAATAATTGGATGGTTGGTGTTGAAATTAAAATGCAAAAATTTAAGGATGAAAACCTATGGTTCTTATGAAAAATGATGCACTAAGAGTTGCATCAGTATCTCCAACATATCCTCCATATCACACTGGAGAATATCTTGAAGAATACTTTTTTAAGAGGTGGAACGAGGAAAATATTTCTTCTGATAGAAAATATATCGATGTTTTTTGGACAAATGTTTTCTGTAATGCAATGTTTGCTGGAAAGCAATATCATAATATTCAAGAAGAACTAGACTCCGTTTTAAACAAAGATGGAAAATATTTTACAGTATCTCAATTTGATGACGGACCTTTTGAAAAATTTCCAGAGGATACTTTAATTTTTTCTGCTGGTGGTAATCGTGAAGGTGATAATATTATTCCTATTCCTTTGATTTGTAATTCAATTCCAAAAGAGTTGATACCAAATAAAGAAAAAACTATTTTTGCCTCTTTTGTTGGTTCTAGAAATACTCATCCTATTCGTATGGATATGTGTAATCATTTATCTGGAAAGGAAGGGTATGAGATTTCTGCTGGAAACTGGTCTACGACAGTCCCTATGGACAACTTTAAGAAGTTTCTGGACATAACCTGCTCTAGCAAATTTGGACTTGCTCCAAGAGGGTATGGGAAGAGTAGTTTTAGAATGTATGAAATTCTTCAATTGGGAACTGTTCCAGTTTATATTTCAGATGTTCATTATCTTCCTTGGACTGATGAATTGGATTGGAATGACTTTTGTGTTCCTGTAAATGAAGATGAGATTGAAGATATTGATACTATACTAAAATCAATAGATGATGTAGAATATAATAAGTTATTGGAAAATGGTAAAAGAGTTTATCAGGAGTACTTTACTCTTGAAGGAATGTTTAAAAATATTTTGAAAAGACTATGATTGATAAAATTTTTGTTTGTCACCACAAACCTTTAATTGAACGAAAAGAAAAACTACAAAAATTTTTTATTAAAAATGGTATTGATGTGGAATGGGTGGAAAATTATCTTCCAGATGAAATTGAATATGAATATAAAAGAGTTATTGGAAATATTAATGATTCTGAAATTTCTATCTATCTGAAGCATCAATATTGTCTAAATGAACAAGTAAAAAATAATTTTGATTATACTTTAGTACTAGAAGATGATGTTGATTTGCCTAATGATTTTAATGATTATTTAAAAAAATGCATGAATGAATTTGTTTCATATCAACCAAAATTGGATGGATTGATGCTTGGTAGTTGTTGTGGAATTCATTTTGATAATATTACTGATGATAAATTGATTTACTATAAAGAAGGTCAATTAACAAGATGTGCTCATGCAATGATTTTTACATTAAGTGCAGCAAAACAAATAACAAAAAATCTCAATATAATTAATTATCCAATTGATCATAAATTTAATTATATAATTAAAAAAGAAAATTTAAAAATAGGTTGGGTTGAACCAGCAATAAGACAAAAAAGTGAAACTGGTTCATTTAAATCAAGCATTGTACATACTCAGGTTTCAAGCACATGAAAATTTCATTTTTAGATTATTGGAAATATCCAAATTCATTTGATCCTCATAATAATTTCTTTTTGCATTTATTACGTCAAATATTTGAAAATGTAAGTGTATCTGATCCAGAAGATGCTGATGTAATTTTTTCTTTGGGATTTGGTATTGATTATACTAGATTTAAGGATTGCATTAGAATTCAATATGCTGGAGAAAATGTAAGACCCAATTTAAAAAGTTTTGATTATTCTTTGACATTTGATTTTGATTCTTATGGTGGAAAAAATTTTAGATTTCCTTTGTGGATGATGCATATTGATTGGTTTAATGTTGGTACATATGGCAATCCAGAGTATTTAATTCCTGAAAATTATTTGTATGGAGATAATGAATTTACATTAAAGGAAAAAAATAAATTTTGTTCAATTGTATTTGGAAGAGGAGTTCAAAATAGAATTGATGCCATTAATACATTGAACACCTACAAAAAAGTAGATGTGTATGGAAAATATCAAAATTGTATAGTATTGCCCGATGGTGAAAAACAAAAAATGGATTTGATTTCTGATTATAAATTTTCAATATGTTTTGAACACTCCATATATCCTGGATATTTTACTGAGAAACTTTTTCATTCTAAACTTGCTGGAAATATACCAATTTATTATGCTGATGAGAAATTATCTGAAGATTTTAATGAAAAATGTTGCATCAATACATTAAACATGTCTATGAGTGAAATGCTTGAAAAGGTAATTGAAATTGATAATAATGATAAACTTTATAATAAATTTAAAAACCAACCTTTATTTTTAAATAAAGTAACCTTAGATCCAATTAGAAAATTCTTTATTAATATTTTAAAATGAAAATACATTTATTGGGCTTTGCTTATCCCTTTGATAAGTTTTCAACATCAATAAACAGATTTAAGTACCAATCTTATCAAATGAGTGTGTTTGATACTGTAAATGTTTTTAGTAATGATGCTTGGAATTTTGCTCCAGAACTTCATAATCATACTGAATATATGATGAGTGGTGTTCCTAGAGTTGGTCATTGTCTTTGGAAATTTTTCTTGTTAGAAAAATTAATGGAAAAGATTGATGAGAATGATCAAGTCTTTTATGTTGATATTGGGTGTCAATTTAATAGAAATGGATTGACTAGACTAAAAGAATATATTGATATTGTTGATAAAAAGGGATCTTTAGGATTTCAAATGATTGGAGATCTTCAAGAAAAATACTGGACAAAGAGGGATACTTTTGATAGAATAAATCCAGGAGAAGGTCATTGGGAAACCAATCAAATAATGGCCACTTGTTTTTTTCTTAAGAATAATACTTTTAATAGAGAAAGAGTATTAGAATTGAAAAACATATGCATTGAAAAAAATTACTATTATATTGACGATAGGAATGATAATGGGTATACACCAAATCCTTTGTTAAAGAGACATAGCAGAGAGCAATCTTTACTATCCTGTGCAATGAAAAAATATAACATGTATTATATTAATGATGAAACATATTGGGATCCCGACTGGGAAGTTAGGGGAAAAAATTATCCAATATGGGCCACAAGATCTATTCCTAAATAATTTTTTGAGGTTTATAAAATGTTTAAAAACATAAATGAAATGATTGATTTATACTTTGAAAATGAAGTATATGGTAAAACCACAGATCTATGTCGTTTGTTTAGTATGTATGGATCTGATAAGGGAAATCATCACAACTATAGTACGTTTTATGATTATATTTTTTCTCACATCAAAGATGAAAATTTGAATATTTTTGAAGTTGGTTTGGGAACTAATAATACAAGTATTCCATCAAATATGGGATCTCACGGTAGACCTGGAGCTTCTCTTAGAGGTTGGAGAGATTACTTTAAAAATTCAATGGTGTATGGTGCTGACGTTGATGCTGGATGTCTTTTTGAAGAAGAAAGAATAAAAACTTTTCATACAGATCAAACTGATAAAAAAATTATTAAAAAATGTTGGAACAATCCAAAATTAAAAAACATTGAATTTGATATTCTAATTGATGATGGATTGCATGAGTATAATGCAAATAGAAATTTCTTTGAAAATTCTATTCATAAATTAAAGAAAGGTGGAATTTATATCTTGGAAGATATTAGTGAAGATTATTTGGACAATATTGAAAAATGGTTTAGTGAATTGGTAGACTCTTCTGAATATTATTATGTGGAAACTGTCGTTCTTCCGATTCCAACAGAAGTTCAAGAAAATAATAGACTTGGTATTATTGTTAAGTAAAATTATTGTTAAGTAAAAATTATGTATTCTTTAGACAACTTAGATGAAAATTTACTTAAGTATTTAAATTTTCAAAATGGATTTTTTATTGAAGCAGGTGCAAATGATGGGATTAGTCAATCAAACACCTTTCTATATGAGCAGAGATATAATTGGAAGGGACTTCTTGTTGAACCAAATATTCCAAAATATAAACAGTGTTTGTCAAATCGACCAAACTCCATTGTTGAAAATTATGCTCTTGTAAGTGAAAACTACACAGATGAATTTATTGAAGGAGATTTTCTTCATGCTGACTATTTTAATAGTCTAACTGGTATGGTAATGGATGAGGGAGATTATTGCGATGAATCACTTCGTTTCCATAAAAATGAAAGAAAGGAACAATATGATTTAATTAAAGTTCCAGCAATTACTTTGACTAAACTTTTAGAAAAACATAATATAACTAAAGTCGATTTTTTGTCTTTGGATGTTGAGGGGTATGAAATATCAGTTTTAAATGGAATTGATTTTGAAAAATTTTCTCCAACTTATTGTTTAATTGAAACGACAACAGATCAAAATAGAATTGATATTATAACAAATTATATGAAAAATAAAAATTATGAAGTAGTTGAAAGAATGTCTGGAAATGATTTTTTATATAAAATAAAATGAAAAATAAAATAGCCTTTCATGATAATTGCCTTACTGTAAGAGGAACAACAACTTGCATTTATAATTTTGCATATTGGGGTAGAGAAATGCTTGGATTGGATCCAATTATTATGTACAATTCTTCTAATCAAAATAATGAAAATGAAGGATATGAAAAATGTGCAAAACAATTTCAAGTATTTGGTTATTCAGATTCTTCTGAAATTGATAAAATTTTAAAAGAACAAAAATGCGAATACTTTTTTATGAAAAAGGGTGGATCACCTGATGGAATTATTTCTAGAGAATGTAAAAATTTAATAAATGCTTGTTCTGGTTGGTGGAAACCAGATTGGGTCCATGGAGATGTTTATGCTATGGGATCCGAATGGCTTTCTAAATTGACGGGATATACAATTCCTTATGTTTCTGATGTTGTTATTCTTCCAGATGTTAATGACAATATGCGTGATGAGTTGGGAATACCTAAAGATGCTTTGGTTTTGGGTAGAAATGGTGGGTATGAAACCTTTGATATTGATTGGGTAAAACAGTGTATCGTCAGATCTTTAGAGGAAAGAAGTGATATTTGGTTTTTATTCCAGAATACTGAAAAATTTATAAATCATGAAAGAGTTATTCATTTACCAAGATCTTCTTGTGAGATTACTAAGGTAAAATTTATTAACAGTTGTGATGGAATGATTCATGCTAGAATGGGTGGTGAATCATTTGGAGTTTCTTGTGCTGAATTTTCATTGAGAAATAAACCAGTTATAACTTTTACTGGATCTCCAGAAACAAGTCATATTGACTTACTTGATGAAAAGGGAATATACTATGGCAATCCAACAGAACTACTTCATATATTTTTTAATTTAGATAAAGAGGAAATAAGTTCTTTAGATTGGAATCAATATAAACAATTTAATCCAGAGACAATCATGAAAAAATTTAAAGAGGTTTATTTGTGACAACACCTATCCAGCAAAATTTTTTAAGTAAATTATTACTCAATAATAATATTAAAAATATTTTAGATATTGGAGCAAACGTTGGAGCATTTTCTAATCTTTGTAAGAGTATAGTTCAAGACTCTACCATTTACATGGTAGAAGCAAATCCTTACTGTGAACAATTTTTAGAAAATACGGGCAATAAATATTGTATTGCTGCATTAAGTGATGAAAATAAAGAAGTAACTTTTTATATTAATAAAAATAATCCAGTTTGTACTGGGGCTTCTTACTATAAAGAAAATGGACTTGCTTATATTGGAGCAAATGAAATAAAATTAAAAACTTCCTTATTAGATGAAATTTTATCTGATGAAGATATTATTTTTGATTTTGTAAAAATTGATGTGCAAGGATCGGAAATGGATGTTATACGTGGAGGAAAAAATACTATTTCCAAAGCATCTTTTGTTTTGTGTGAATGTCCATATACTGAAAATGATTCTACTCTTGAATATAATAGTGGTGGATGTAATTTTAAACAAATTGTTGATGAAATGAAAAAATGTGGATTTTTAAAATATGAAATTGTAGAAGAACTAAGAGTTCAATCAACTTGCAGTAATTGGCAAACTGGAACTTTAGTTGCAATTGATGTTTTATTTTATAAATGAAAATTGATTTGGGATAATAAAAATGAAATTTAATTCTAAAATACTTATTGCAGGTGCCAACGGAATGGTTGGGTCTGCTATTATTAGAAATTTGAGGAATAAAGGATATAAAAATATTGTAAAAGGAACTCGTGAAGATGTTAATTTTACAAACCAAGAAGAAACAGAAAGATATTTTTGTTCTGAAGAACCAGAATATGTGTTTGTTGCTGCTGCTAAAGTTGGTGGTATTATGGCAAACAATAATCATAAGGCAGAGTTTCTAACTGAAAACTTACAGATTCAAACTAACATTATTCAAAGTTCTTATAATTATGGAGTTAAGAAACTTTTGTTTCTTGGATCTTCTTGTATCTATCCCAAGTTTGCAACTCAACCAATTACTGAAGATCAGTTAATGACTGGTCCTCTAGAACCCACTAATGATGGATATGCTCTTGCTAAAATTGCAGGAATTAAAATGTGTCAAGCATATAAAGAACAATATGGATTTAATACTGTTTCATTAATGCCTACAAATCTTTATGGTTCTAATGATAATTTTGATCCAATAACATCTCATGTTCTTCCTGGATTTATTGCAAGATTTCATAAAGCAAAAATAAATAATGAACCTTGTGTTGAATGTTGGGGTGATGGAAGTCCTTACAGAGAATTTCTTCATGTAGATGATCTTGCTGATGCTTCTGTGTTTTGTATGGAAAATTATGAAGATTCAGATATTGTGAATGTTGGTACAGGAATTGACATATCCATTAAAGAACTAGCAGAAAAAATTTCTAATATTGTAGGATATACTGGTAAAATTAATTGGGATATTTCTAAACCAAATGGTACTCCTAGAAAACTTTTAAATGTTGATAAATTGACGAATTTTGGGTGGAAATATTCTATAGATTTGGAAGAAGGGTTAAATAAAACATACGATTGGTATTTGAGGAATTGTGATGTATAAGTGGCCATTGATGAAAGATAATATGACTCTTATTGATAGAGTCAGAATGGCAAAATTTTGTATGACATCTAATAGGTTCACAAATGGACCTAAAGTTAGAGAACTTGAATCTGCTTGGTCCGAATGGGTTGGGTCAAAGTATTCTCTTTATGTTTCCTCTGGTAGCACTGCAAACTATCTTTTACTGGCAGCAGTAAAGGAAATTTATGGATTGAAAACAGGTGATAAAGTAGTTGTTCCTGCTTGTACTTGGGTGACTAATATCAACCCTGTTTTTCAGTTAGGATTTGAACCAATTTTTTGTGATGTGAATTATAATACATTCACTTATTGTGAGAAGGACCTTCAATATATTGCTGATCAATATTCTGATATTAAAATGGTATTCACAACCCATCTTATGGGGTTTCCTGCTCATGTTGAAAGATACAAAAAAATCTTTCCCCATGCTTTGTTTATTGATGATGTTTGTGAATCTCACGGGTGCTTAGATGATAATGGAACTAAAGTTGGATCTGATAGTTTGGGTGCAACTTTTAGTTTTTATTTTGGACACCATATGTCTACCATTGAGGGTGGAATAATTTCTACTAATGATGATGAAATTTATAATTTAATGAGATTAAAGAGAAGTCATGGACTAGCAAGAGAGTCTGATAATAAGCAATTCTATTTTGATATGTATCAAGACTTAGACAAAGAATTTCTTTTTGTTACAGATGGGTATAATTTTAGAAACCATGAAATGTGTGCAGTTTTAGGATTATCTCAGTTAGAAAGATTGAATTGGATGATTCAAAAAAGAAATCAAAATTATAAAAAATTCATAAAGATACTTTCAAATTATTGTGATAAAGTTCATGTCCCTATAGTTCCTGACGGGATTAGTAGTTTCTGTTTCCCATTAGTTTTTCATAAATCCGAAAATGCTTTAAGATTTAAGAATTTGTGTGAAATTTATGGTGTTGAGCATAGACCTATAATAGGTGGAAATCTCCTTAAACAACCATATTTAAAACAATACAAAATTGTAAGTTGTAAAAAAAATCTTGATGTTGACATCATTCACAACAATGGAGTATACTTAGGAAACAATCATTTTGTTGGTAGAAGGGAATTGAATATCCTAAATGATATATTAAAAGAGTTATGATAGTTTCAAAATTACAATCAGGATTGGCCAATAGACTCAAATGCGTTGCTTCTAGTATGAGACTAGATAGTGATGTGGAGATAATGTGGTACAAAAATGTTGTTCCTCCTTACGAAAAAGAGGAAGTAAAATTTAGTGATTATTTTGTTGGACTAAAAGAGTGTAATCCATCAGACCTAGGAAATAAGTTTTATAGGGAATGTTGGAGACTTTTTGTTTTTGACCATGATCTTCCTGAAAACTTTTCATTCATTGAAAATCAAAAACTAAGATACGAATATGGAGTTACATTTACTCCTCCAGCAAATGGAGGAAAATGTATTGATTTTGAATATGAAAGAATACCAGAGAATGTAAAGAGAGAATACATTCCAATCTTTCAGAAACTTAAGTCATGTGTTAATCCAAAAATCAATCTAATAGTGGAAGATTTTTCAAAAAACTTTGATCAAAATACTGTTTCTGTTCATATTAGAACTTGGTGTGATTCTCCAGAACGAAATGGTACTTATCATAGAATTGACAAGTATATTGAATTGATGAATGAATATCCAAAAAATAATTTCTTTGTTTGTTCAGATTCAACAGAATCTATTAATCATTTAAAAGATATGTTTGGTGAAGAGAGGATAATTACGTATCCTCATAAAGAAGAAAATATTGATTGCTTTGTAGAACTTCTTTTACTTTCTAAAAATAATTTTCTTATAGGTTCTCCAATTAGTACTTTTTCTGAAGTTGCTTGGTGGTTTTCTGAATGTAAATCTGAAGTAAAAATTGCATGGAAATAGTATGATTATTTCTTCATGTCCCCTTAGAATTTCTTTATTTGGTGGATCAACTGATAATCCACATTTTGTTGATAAGTTTGGATATGGATCTGTTATTAGCTTTACTTGTGATTTGAAAACATACGTAACTCTCACACAAGATAAGTTTGGATTTAATAAAGATCAACACAAATATATTATCAATTATTCTCGTAGAGAAGAGGTTTCTACAATTCAAGAAATTCAAAATGATGTGGTAAGAGTTGTTTTGGAGTATTTTAATATGCCTCCAATTCAAGTCACTCTTACGAGTGATGCTTATTCCCAAGGAAGTGGTCTTGCTTCATCATCTTCTTATATTATTAGTTTGATTAAGTCATGTATTTTATTTCTGAATCAACAGATGACAGATATTGAAATCTGTAAACTTGCTTATGAACTTGAATTAAAATTCAATCCTTATTGTGGATATCAAGATCCATATGGGTGTGGTATTGGTGGATTTAAACGTATAGAATTTATTAAAGGTGGAAATGTAAAATATAATTTTCTTTCGACAAAATTGTTTGATTTTTATGACACTCATTTGGTTTTTACTGGTGTAACAAGAAATTCCAAAAATGTTTTAGAGGATGTAACCAATAATATTGATAAATCCCAACCACTTTTAAAAACTCTTGAGAATTCTTACTCTTCATTATTGGAAAATAATTATAAAAAATTTCTAGATTATTTAAACCAAAGTTGGATTCAAAAAAAGAAAACGAGTTCTATTATTACTGAAAATTCAATAATTAAAGAAATTGATTTTGAATTAAATAAAAATGAGACTGTTATTGCACACAAATTATGTGGTGCTGGAAATGGTGGATTTTTTCTTGTATTTTCGGAGAAAGAAAAGTTGAATATTTCCTATCAATCTGTTAAAATAAATATCACACCTAATGGAATTTCTGGAATTAAATTATGAATCCATTTGTAGAATACATTAATGCACTTCAGGGTGCTCATATTGAAGAGGAGTTTGAAAAGTTTTGTAAGGCATTTGATGCTCATGAAAGAATTATTATTCTTGGTAATGGTGGCAGCAATTCTGTAGCATCTCATATCTCGCAAGATTATATGAAGTTTCATCGGAAGAAAGTTTCTATTCTTTCTGATCCTTCAATGCTTACAATGCTTACCAATGACTTTGGATATGAAAATGCATATCAGAAGTTTTTGGAGTATTATGTTGAAAAAGATACTCTTGTGATTATTATGAGCTCTGGTGGAGAATCAAAAAATATGCTAAATTCACAGGAATGGTGTGAGAAAAATAAAGTTTCTTATGGGGTTCTCACAGGGTTTAACCCCAACAACAGTTTAAGAACACATTCAATTAATGCAATTTGGAACTACTATATTAATAGCACTGACTACGGTGTTGTTGAATGTGTTCATCAAATATTTTTACATGGAGTAATTTAATGACCGAAGTTATTGTTAAAACTAATAGCAAGTTTGCTTACGAAGAACCAGACTATAAAATTCATTTAGATTCATATGAATCTGATGAAAATTTTTCTTTGAAATCTTTAGAATTAAATTGTTCCGCTGGAGAGGATAATAGTACAGACATTGATTTAATTGAAGAAGCAATTGATAGATTTGATTTGACCGATGATGAGAAAATTAATTGGTTGGATTTGGGATGTGGGGGAGGAGCATTTATTGTAGATGCCAATTCGTTTCCTGAAACAAATATTTGTGTTGGATTGGATGGTAGTTGTGGAGTTTATAAACAGTCTAATTGGAATAATGAGAACAATAAAACAATTCTAAAAAATGCAGACTTAACTAAAGAATTTTTTATTCAAGATGAAAACGGCATTGATATAAAATTTGATATAATTACTTCATGGGAGGTTATTGAACATTTCCATGAAAATCAATTAGATCAATTTTTTAAAAATGCATACAATCATTTAGATGAAAATGGTGTATTTTTCGGTAGCATTGCTTTATTTCTAGATACCAGAGACGAAAAAGGATATCATCAAGATCATCCTAAATTTAATCCCAATGGCAATTTGTATGTTCTTCATAAAACTGTTTATGAAACAAGGGAACCTTGGGATTTAATTATGAGTAAGTATTTTGATATTCATGAATATAATTTCAGAATTAGAATGAGAAATCATTCAAATTCTTATTACTTTATGTGTACTAAGAAAAAATAATGCAATGAGATATTGTTTTGATGTTGATGGGACTCTTTGTAACACTCCTAATAATGAATTGGGAAAACCTGATTATATAAATTCTACACCAATTCCGTTTATGGTTGAGCAGGTTAATTGTTTATATGATGAAGGAAACTATATCATTATGCAAACTGCCAGAGGGAAAGGATCTGGTATTGATTGGACTGAATTGACTGCAAAACAATTGAATGAATGGGGGTACAAATATCACGAACTATTTCCAATGTTTTGTAAACCTACTGCAGACATTTTTATTGATGATAAAGGTATTGATGTTGAAGAATGGAAGAAAACTCGTCCATTAAAGAAAGGTATTATTGCAAGTGCTTTTGATATAATTCATCCTGGGTATATTCGTATGTTTAAGGATGCTAAATTATATTGTAATCATTTGACAGTTGCTCTTCATGAAGATCCATCTGTGGAAAGATCATATAAACTTCAACCAGTTCAAAGTGTTGAAGAAAGGACGGAGATTCTTAGAAGCATCAAATATATTGATGATGTGGTTACTTATAAAGTAGAAGAAGAATATCTTGACTATTTGAAAAGTGGTGATTATAACGTAAGGTTTCTTGGCACTGATTATAAAACCAGACCTTATACGGGAGAAAACATTCCAATTAATATTGTTTGGTTGGATAGAGAATCTCATGAGTATTCTTCCACAAAATTAAAAACACAAATTTACGAGTCTATTAAGATTAAAAGAACAGAGACGGAAAATTATGACTAAATGTTTAGTTACGGGAGCAGCAGGATTTATTGGTTCAACTCTTGTTGATGAATTGATCAAACAGGGGCACGAAGTTATTGCAATTGATAATGAAAGTGCAGAATCCAATGAAGAATTTTATTGGAATGATAAATCACAAAATTATAAGTATGATATTTGTGATTACAAAAAAACTAGATCTCTATATGAGGAGGTTGATTATGTTTTTCATCTTGCTGCAGAATCTAGAATTCAACCAGCAATTTTAAATCCAATTGAAGCAGTTACAAAAAATTGTGTTGGTACTTGTACTGTTCTTCAATGTGCTAGAGAAGCAGGAGTAAAAAAAGTAATTTATTCTTCTACATCTTCTGGTTATGGATACAATAAACCACCCAATCATGAAAATCAACCTGATGATTGTTTGAATCCTTATTCAGTATCTAAAGTTGCAGGAGAAAAACTCTGCAAAATGTATAATGATTTATTTGGTCTTAAAACAGTTATTTTTAGATACTTTAATGTTTATGGTGAAAGATCACCAATTAAAGGACAATATGCTCCAGTTATTGGTATTTTCTTACGTCAAAGAAAAGATGGAGAACCTCTTACAATTGTTGGGGATGGGGAACAACGTAGGGACTTTACCCACGTATCTGATGTAGTTCAAGCAAATATTCTTGCTGCTACAAAAGATATTGATAGTGAATTTTATGGAGAACTTTATAATGTAGGTAATGGAATTAATTACTCAATCAATGAAATTGCAAATGCCATTTCGGAAAATCAAATAAATATTCCAGCAAGAATTGGAGAGTCACGAACTACTCTTGCAAATAATGGAAAATTGAGAACCATTTTTGGATGGAGACCTCAAGTAAATTTAATGGATTGGATTAAAACTCAATGAATTTATTAATAGAATATTTTAGATCTCCTGATTATCAGAGACATAGTGAATATCTTACTTGTATTCACGAGAATTTGGAAAATGAAAACATTGAAAAGATATATGTTTTCATTTCTGATGATTCTAAATTAAATTTTAAATCAGATAAAATAGAAATAATTCAAAGAGAAGAAAGACCTACTTATAAAGATCTTTTTGAATTTTGTAATAAAAATTTAAAAGATCAAATTTGCATAATTGCAAATGCAGATATTATCTTAGATGATAGTATTGCAGTTGTAAAAGATGCTGATTTGGATAAAGTTTTTCTTGCTTTAACTAGATGGGAAGTATTTTGTGAAAATGGTGAATGGTGTATTGCTCCATTTAACAATTCATCGTCTCAAGATGTTTGGTTGTTTAAGACTCCAATCACAACAACTGATGAGATGGAATTTACTTTAGGTAAACCTGGATGTGATAATAAAATTGCCAAATTAATGGCAGATCAAGGATATAAATTAAAAAATCCAGGCAAACAAATTGTTTCCGCACATTACCATATTTCTGGTCATAGAAATTATAGTAATACTGATAGAATACCTGGTCCATATCTTTGTTTAGTTCCAAATGATGATATTAATAAAGAAACGGAATATATCGAAATTGATGGATTCGATGAAGCAGGAAGAGCATATAGGATAGAAAGGAAAAGTGATAATTGATACAATTGGGTGCTTGACACCCCTTTCTTTTTGCTATATACTTTTGTAATGTTTCGTAACAAAACGTAAATGACTGTAACAACTAATGAGTTCGGGCAACAAAATATGTTTGCTAAAGAACCTAAAATGTATGTGTCTCAATCTGATGCAGAACGTTATGCACTTGAAACTCATAACGAACGTGCAGAAAAACTGAATGGACGTGTTGCTATGCTTGGATTTGTTGCTGCACTTGTATCTTATGCGACAACTGGACACCTCTTTTTTGGTGTAATCTGATGGGGGAAGTAATTTTTACTATTACTAGTATTACTTTCTTTGTGCTTCTTGCACATTCTGTCAATCAACTTTCTGAAACTTACTAAGGAGAAAAACAATGAACGAACGAGCAGAACGTATTAATGGTTGGTTTGCTATGATTGGAATTATGGCTGCTATGGGTGCCTATGCACTGACTGGGCAAGTGATTCCTGGAGTGTGGTGAGACCCTAACATAATTAAGTATTCCTACTTATCTCTGCTCTAAATATGGGTGGAGATTTTTTATTATATGCCTAGAAACGAATTTTCAAAAGAAGAAATTAGGTGTCATGTTGAGAAGTTAAAAGATCAGTTGTATAGAGAACAGATTGGTTATGGATCAGACCCAAAAGGATTAGCACACAAATATCTCAATCAAGTCCTGGATAAAATTCAGGAGTATTATAGATGATATATTATTTTGCTGCTTATTATGGAATTATTTTATTTTTGATTTTAGTAAAAGCATCATCATCTAAATAAAATAGTGTTATAGATGAGGCAAAATGACCTTAGATCTTCATAACTTTTTTAAGTATTATGATGAGAATAATGCAAACCATGTAGCAGCAGTTCAATGGTTAGAAGATAACCTTCCTGTTGAGTTTATGGATGACGCAGATACCGATTGGATCGGAATGTTTAGAACCAAACCACCTACCCCAGCAGTTCTTGATGTTCCATATTTCAACCAAGTAGATAACTACAGAGATGCTCATAGAACTTGTAACAGTTCATCGTGTGCTATGTGCCTTGCTTTCCTCAAGCCAGGAAGCATCAAGGGTGATGATGAATATGTCAAAAAAGTATTTGCGATTGGTGACACAACTGACCATGCGGTTCAGACAAAGGTTCTCGCAGGTTATGGTATTAAGTCACACTTTAGTTACAATCTTTCTTTTGCTGACATTGATAAGAGTCTTGATAGAGGAAAACCAGTTGTTATTGGTATTTTGCACCGTGGTTCTCTATCTTCTCCTACTGGTGGGCACATGTGTGTAGTCATTGGTAAGACACCAGATGGTAAGGGGTATTACATTAATGATCCTTATGGTTCATTAAATGATAATTATACTGGTCCTGTAACAAACGGTAAGAAAACTATCTACACCAAAGCAGTTCTTAAGCACCGTTGGTGCCCAGGAGGAAACGATGGGTGGGGAAGAATCTTCGATTGATTTTAAAAGAAAGATTCTTAAGATCATAAAAGATCTTACAAATCACGGAAAACATAAAGAAGCAAACGACCTTTATCAAAAGTATTTCGGAGGAAACAATGGCAAGAATTGATTTACATAACTTTTTCAAATTTTATGATGAGAAAAACCCCAACCATGTCAAGGCAGTTCAGTGGTTAGAAGATAATTTACCAGTCAAATATCTAGAAGATAATGTAGATTGGGCAGAGATTTATAGAGGAAAAAAGGGTAATGCGGCACCAGCATCAGGACCATCTGTTGCCGCTCCCGTAGCAGGTGGTGACGATATGCCTATGATGGGCCTTAAATTAATCAAAGAGTTCGAGGGATGCCATCTGAAAGCATATCCAGATCCTCTCTCAGGTGGACTTCCAATCACAATTGGTTGGGGTTCAACTCGCAAGAAAGATGGATCTGCATTCCAAATGGGAGACCAAATTACACAACAAGAAGCAGATGAACTTCTGATTAGTCAGTGTAAGAACCAGTTTCTTCCATCACTTCGTAAAATTCCACACTGGAATGAAATGTCTGATGGTAAAAGAGGTGCCCTACTTTCTTTTGCTTATAATCTTGGTGCTGGGTTTTATGGTGGCGATAACTTTAATACTATTACTCGTACACTGAAGAATAAAGAATGGGACAAAGTTCCCGATGCGCTTTACCTCTACAGAAATCCTGGTTCTAATGTAGAAGCAGGACTTGCTCGTAGAAGAAAAGCAGAAGGTGAATCTTGGAAAAAAGGTTAACCACAATCACAAACTACAATGACTAACAAGAAAAACGAAAATGCTATGGGACAACTAATTCGTATATGTATTTTGGGTTGGTCTGCTGCTCTTCTCACCGCAAGTTATTCGGGTGCTCTATCTAAGATGGATCCCACCTTTATTGCGACAGTTTTCACTGCATCTGCTGCTACTTTTGGTATTAATACAATGAAGAAAGGTGGAGATGATGAAGATGAAAAAAAACAAGAACCTAAAAGAGAAGAGTTTGTAGAAACACCACCAGAACCACCTGCTCTTGAAGCACCACCAGAAACTCTTGAAGCAAGAGTTGAGGCACTAGAAACCAAAGTAGAAGATGGTGAAGGATTTGTTCAACCTCGCACAGGGGCATAATGGCAAAATCAGCAAACAAAGGTAAGAAAGGTTCTGCTGGATCCAAACAGAATCAAGGTAATGCTACAGCAAAAAAAGCAAAAAACGGTGGTAAGAAGAAATAATGAGGTATTATGCCAAGAGAGTGGAATACTCCCAAACGTGAATGTTGGAATGCTCCAATTCACCAAATTCTTAAAGCCATAGACAATCACACCCGTCTTCAATTGGAAACGGGTGATCTTTGGCATGAAGAACAAGCACAAATATTAAGAAAATATGTGAAAGATTTAAAGGTATGGATACACAAACAAGAGGGGGGATGGAATGAGTAATTTGCCTTGGGGAGTTATTATAGTTCTTGGTTCTGGTTTGATATTTACTGCCTATGTAATTTACTACATATTAAGACTAGCATATTTGGAGATGCAAAATGAAACATCTGAGTCTGATTCTATCAATCACAAGTCTCACCATTAGTGGAGCAATTTGTTATGGTGCTTATGTAACTTATCAAAAGGCACAAAAGATTCTAGATAATCCAGAAGCATTTGTTGGTGCTGTTGTGGAGAAGCAAGTATCAAAGGCATTTGAGAAACTTCCTATTCCTAAACTAAATACTGAGAAGTTTAAATTGCCATTCTAATGGATAAAGACCCATATATCTATAGAGTAAAACAAGTATTAAGAGTAGTTGATGGTGACACAATCGATGCGGACATTGATCTTGGGTTCGATATTTCTCTTACTAAGCGAGTACGCCTTAGTGGTGTTGATACTCCAGAAAGTCGTACAACCGATCTCAAAGAAAAAACACTTGGATTAGAAGTCAAAGAATGGTTGAAAAAAAATCTTGATAGTAAAAAAAATATTCTTATTAAAACAGAACTTCCAGACTCAACTGAAAAGTATGGGAGAATTCTTGGAAGGTTATATGTTGATGATGTATGTCTTAATGATCGTATGATTTCTGAAGGATATGCTTGGACTTATGATGGTGGAACAAAGAAGAAAGATTTTGATGAACTGTCTGCTAAACGTAAGAAGTAATTACTTATCGTGTGCTTTTTTGTATTGGTTTACCTTTTCTTTCTTCCATTCTTTTTTAAGTAATTTGAGATTCTTTCTATCTAATTCTGCCGCAAAATAAAGTTGCAATTCATAGGGGGTAAGGTCTCTGTTCAAGAGTTTCTTGCCTCTTATGAATATTTGTTGAACGATAGGTTTCATTTTACCTACCATCCATTCCACCATAGATTTGCCAATAATAGCCGCAGCAACAGAAGCAGTAGCAGTGGTGCCAGCAAGAATAACCTGTTCTTTTGGGGGAATTGGAACTTCTCCGATGATTGGTACTTCAATGACGGGCACTCCTAAATTCGTATTTGTAGTAGATTGATCGGAAATAACCTGATTATCCTGAGGGGTTTGAATAACTGGGGGCAGTTGGGGGGTAGGTGTAGTATCTGGAAGTCCTCTGGATTTTTCTTCTTTTTCTTCTTCTTTCTTTTTTTGTTCTGCTCTTACGGCAGCATCAAACTCTTCTTGAGTCGGAACATCGATCACTGGATACTTTATAGTGGTATCTGGCATGTTGATAATTGGCATATCAACTTGAGGTATCATAGATCTCTCTGTTTTGCGAGTTACAGGAGGTTCTATCGTTGGAATGATAGGTGGAGGTTCACTTCTTATTTGGATTGGTTTGATTTCCATTTGCTACATCCTGTACTCTTGGATACTTCACAATAATATCAGCACAAATTTTTGCATAGGGACTTTGTGGGTGAAATGTAATACCAGATTTGATTGCTTCTCCACATTTCAAAAGTCTCACCAATTCAAAGTCAAGTCTTGCTTTATCTGCTTCTGCTTGTTGTCTTGAAATTTCTACACGAGCTCTTGCCTTACAAAGTTCTTGTAATGAACCATCAAGCGGAAAATTAAATCCTAAAGAGATACCAGCATTGCCACTGTATGTTTGAAACGACTGTGGATCTTGACTTGCATTCGTATTACCCAGTATAAATGGTGCAACACTCATTGTCGGTCCCTGACAAGAAACTCCACCACCATAAGTGTTCAAAGCATAAGGACCCTGAAGCACCTGAACTGCCTGGTTAGTTACGTTACCAGTAGCAGATGCTGAGGGTCCTGCAATATTTGTATTGCTTGGTGCTTGTTGTGCTTTACTTCTTGTGGAACCTGCAAGTGTTAATAATAATATTCCAGTTATTGTGTAAAGACAGATATTGAATTTGTTACCGAATCTTCGGTAGTTTTGCGATCTATCCATGTTTCTTTTGCCACTCCAGGAGTCAGATAAGTCTCACTAAATTGGAATGGAGCACCTTGAGTTTGAATTGTATAATTCATACCAGGAGCAGGAGTTCCTGGTATATTGATGTTGGTGCCAGTTACTGTATAAGATGTTCCAGTAGTATATTCTATTTGCCTGATAGTTTCAATAACTTCAGTACGTGTTTTAGTTTCTGATGTAATGGTCCCACTAGTGAAGTTGGGAGTTACGGGTCCAGCGTATGAAGGACTTATAACTCCCAGAACTGTAACCAGTCCGAGAGTTATATGTCTCACTTAAATACGCTCAATTCAACGCTACGTTGTGCTGTTCCAGTTGTTCCTGAACCACCAGCAGTAATTGTTGGAACACCAGTTCCGCTTAAAGTACCAGCAAGAGAACCCTTATCTCCACCTAATTGAGTAGTAGAGTTGCTATAAAGGTTGGGAGAAGCAATTGTTCCAGAAGCTGCCGACTGAGAGGTAACATCAACATCTGCAGTAATTGATGTTTCAGAGAAACTAAATGCTTGTCCGTTTGTGTTGATGCCATAAGAACCTGCTCCACCAACTCCTCCAAGAGTTGTTACATTAATATTAGTGCCTGAAACTGCATATGAGGCACCGACTCTCTCTGATTGTACCGCTGCACCCTGAACGCTTAATTGAATGGAGTCAGTGATTTTTGATGTGATTTCACCAGCAAAAGCAGGAGTAGTAAAGAATAACGAAAAGATAAGTGCTAATCTTTTCATTGTTCTGTGAGTAAGGTTTGTAAGTATTTATAGATATAACTTTCAATATTTGACTACTTGTGGTATAATATAAATAAATCGAATTAATTAATTTTTTATGACCGAACAACAAGAACATCTTGCAAATCTTGTAAAGCAAGCACAAGACCTCTCCCTTGAATTGGAAGGACTGCAAACTAAATCTACAGCAAAAAGAGAACTTTTTTTGAAGGTTCAAGGTGCGATTGAGTATCTTACACAAACAGGTGTAACTCTTCCAGAACCAGAACCAGAAGAAATTCCACTTTCAGAAACGGAAGTAGTAGAATAATTTTCAGTCCCCGAAAGGGGACTTTTTTTGCTTGACACCAGAAGAAAACCGTAGTATGATAAATAGGTAAACAAATGTTACGAAATCCTCATATTTCTTAACATTAATCCTCTACCTAACCGAGACCTATGGGGAGGTTAAACATAGTCTCTCATACCCACAATGGAGGGTGTTGTGGGAAATATTATACTATCCAGTTCCCCCTGGACTTTTATTTACCCTTTAACGAAAAATGACTGCTACAATTGCTCAAAGACAATCTACTAACTCCTGGGAACAATTTTGCCAGTGGGTTACTTCAACCAATAACCGCCTTTATGTTGGTTGGTTTGGTGTTCTGATGATTCCAACGTTGCTTGCTGCAACCACTTGCTTCATTATCGCATTCATCGGTGCTCCCCCAGTGGACATTGACGGTATTCGTGAACCTGTTGCTGGTTCACTCATGTACGGAAACAACATCATCTCTGGTGCTGTTGTTCCTTCAAGCAACGCAATCGGACTTCACTTCTATCCTATCTGGGAAGCAGCAAGTCTTGATGAATGGCTTTATAACGGTGGACCTTTCCAACTTGTTGTATTTCACTTCCTCATTGGCATCTACTGCTATATGGGTCGTGAATGGGAACTCTCTTACCGTCTAGGTATGCGTCCTTGGATTATGGTTGCTTACAGTGCTCCTGTTGCTGCTGCATCTGCCGTATTCCTGGTTTATCCTTTTGGACAAGGTTCCTTCTCTGATGCAATGCCTCTGGGTATCTCTGGTACTTTTAACTACATGCTTGTGTTCCAGGCAGAGCACAACATCCTGATGCACCCCTTCCATATGCTTGGAGTTGCTGGTGTCTTCGGAGGAAGTCTTTTCTCCGCAATGCACGGTTCTCTTGTGACTTCTTCACTGGTTCGTGAAACCACTGAAACTGAATCGCAAAACTACGGTTATAAGTTTGGTCAAGAAGAAGAGACTTATAACATTGTTGCTGCTCACGGTTATTTCGGTCGTTTGATTTTCCAATATGCGTCCTTCAACAACTCTCGTAGTCTTCATTTCTTTTTGGCTGCTTGGCCTGTCGTTGGTATTTGGTTTACTGCTCTTGGAGTTAGCACCATGGCATTCAACCTGAATGGGTTTAATTTCAACCAGTCAATTCAAGATAGTCAAGGTCATGTGATTAATACATGGGCAGACATTCTTAATCGTGCTGGACTTGGATTAGAGGTGATGCACGAAAGGAACGCACATAATTTTCCTTTGGATCTTGCCACTGCTTCTACTACTGAAGTTGCCTTAACTGCACCTTCCATCGGTTGATATAAAACCTAAAAAATAAATAGAGGAGTTCCAAAAGAACTCCTTTTTTTATGGCATTTCTTCTAATACTCTTTTTCTTTGAACTTTTCGGTGTTATTATGTTCATATTATCAGTCGCACAAGATTTCTAATACATACAACAGTTACCTTTTAACTATGAAAACTATAACCTTCACAGAAGACCAAATCAAACTTCTGGCAGATGCTCTGTGGATACGTCAGAGATCCTTCATCGCAGGAGATAAACGATCTAAAGAATATGGAGAAATGTTGAATAATATTCTTGAAGATATTGAATACGTTCCATCAAGATTCTGATTATGACTTACGATACAGTTTTTATTTCTGATGTTCACTTAGGAACACCACGATGTGATACTGAAAAATTCTATAATTTTCTTAAAAACTTAAAAACCAAAAAGTTAGTATTGGTTGGTGATATTATTGATATTCACTGCATGGAAAAATATAATACCCTTTGGACAAAGGAACATACAAAATGTGTTCATCAAATTTTAAACTTGGCAAAGAAAGGAACAGAGGTCATTTATATTCTTGGAAATCACGAAGCAGAAATTCGTCGTTATTGTGATTTTGAACATAAGAACTTCAGAATGGTAGAAGAATATACACACAAGGACTCAAAAGGAAATAAATTTCTTTGTGTTCATGGTGATAAGTATTCGGAGTATTCTTCTGGATCTTGGAAGCAGTTGATGTTTAATAAGGGATATGAGATTATTACACCATTAAGTTTTTGGTTAGAGAGGTTCTTTAAATTTTCTCTAGTCTATGCTTTGAAGAATACAGTGAAAGGAAAAAAATATATCAATCAATATGAGACTGATATTGCATCATATTGTATTCAGAGAGATAAAAAATATGATGGTGTAATTTGTGGTCATATTCATCATGGAAATGTTAGATATTTTAATAAACTTTTGTATATGTGCTGTGGTGATTGGTGTGATACGTGCTCTGCGATTGTAGAAAAAAATGGAATCTACTCACTTGAAAAATATAAATGATTAGTTCGGAAACACCTTATAAATTCGCAGAGATTATCAGGGATACTTGGCCTGGTCTTTACAGAAAACCAGAACCATTTTATAATGAAGAAAAGGAATTAGAAAATGAAGAAGTATAACGAAGATTATTTTTCAGTTATTGACACTAAGACTGGAAGAAAGATTGTTGATTGTGGTGATGAAATAGACGCGCTGACAATGGTTGCGTTTGATCCACAAAACCGAACGATTACAAGAAATAAAATTCTGATGAGTCCTGTAATTGACATTGAGATTCCAAAGGCACTTCCAACCAGTTTGATTGATACTACTGGTTACAAAGAGCATCAGGATAATTGGATGGTGGAAAAAATTAATGAACTACCACAAATTAAACTACCACAAGGTCAAGGAGATCCTGTGGTTGTATGAATCACAGAAAACATAAGCAATCAAAAAATCTTAAAAAGAAAAAGATGTATACACCTGAGGGTTATCTTGGAGACCCCCCAGATGCTAAATGTCCTTACTGTGGGGAATCTGGAAAATCTTGTTCTCATGTAAATAGTCTAAGTCGTGCTTGGGCACAAGATGCTTGTAAGAAAAAATATGATGAGAAAAATATTACTGATTTTTGAGAGAGATCGAGATATTACTTATACTGATGAGTTTTATTACATCTACATTACTCTTAAGGAACTTATAGAAGTGATTAAGACTAATAATAAATAAAAATAAGTTGCTAAACTTTATGGAACTTTACACTTCTCCACAAGAATATCTTTTTAATCTTAAAACTTTATCAAATCAAGAAGCAAAACGATTGTGGAGAAAATCAATTAAAGAAAAATGGAATCATCAATGTGCTTATTGTGATTCTGATCAAAACTTAACAATCGATCATATAGTTCCACAAGCAAAAGGTGGAAGTGATTTTATTACAAATGTTATTTGTTGTTGTGAATCTTGCAATCGTGATAAGGCCCACACTGATTGGGAAACTTGGTATTATAATCAAGACTTCTTTACAGAAGCAAAAAGAAATGCTATAGTAAATTGGATGAACGATAAAGAAAAACAACCTTTATATAGATATCGTCAACGTAGAAATAATGCTTCTTAATTTTTAAACCCTTATTAATAATTCTTATGAGTTTCACAGTTTATTCAAAAAAAGGTTGTCCTTATTGCGACAAAATTAAAATGGTTCTAAATGATTTGAGTATCAAGAAAGGATATCCAGTCATTTGTTATGAATTGGGAACCCAATTCACAAGGGAAGAATTCTATGCTGAATTTGGTGAAGGATCTACATTTCCACAAGTTGTTTTTGAGCAAAAACATATTGGTGGATGTAGTGATACTGTAAAGTACTTACAAGAGAACAATATGTTTTGATGGGTACTATAAATAATTCTGGAAGAACAAACATCAATCGTGGTGTTGAATTAATACTTCGAAAAAAAGGAGGGACAAATCAACCAGAATTGGATTCTAGAAAGTTCAGTTTTGGAAAAATGTTTTCTCTTTTTAAACGAGAGATACATTTTAAAATTGAACTAAGAATGATAAAAAAAACGTAGTCTCTTGGAGAAGAAAAATGTTAGCATCAGAACTCACCATTTTTTGTTTATTAACTTTTTTATTTTTATTAGTGGGTGGAGTAATAGGTTGGCTAACGAAATCTCATTTGTATGAAAATCAAATGAGACAAATTTATACACATCCTGAAATGTTTGATGAAAATGGTAATCTTATACCAGATGAAATTTTAGCAGTACGATTTGAAAACGATTATGACGACAACGACGACGAAGAAGACAGAGACTGAACTCGAAATTCTTCCTACAAATCCATTTGTGTTTGAAATCCTTGCTCTTGCTTCAAAACAAAGGTCAAAGGCAAAGAAAGTAGAAGTACTTAAAACATACGAACATGATTCATTGAAAGCAATTTTTATTTGGAATTTTGATGAAACCGTAGTATCTGTTTTGCCAGAAGGTGATATTCCTTACTCTAATCTTAAAGAAGATTTTAAAGTAAGTGGAAATCTTTCTGATAGAGTAAAACAGGAAATTGAAACTATGGAGCACTATTCCACTACGTCGATGGGAACAATTCAAGATAGAAGTGGCAAAACAACTCTTCGTAAAGAATTTACGATGCTTTATAATTTTGTCCGAGGTGGTAACGATAGTTTAAGTTCTATTCGTAGAGAAATGATGTTTATTAATATGCTTGAAGGACTTCATCCTCTGGAAGCAGAAATTGTTTGTCTTGTAAAAGACAAAAAACTTGAAAGTAAATATAAAATCAATAAGGATATTGTTTCTGAAGCATATCCTGATATTCAATGGGGTGGAAGGTCCTAATTACAAGGAAAATAATTATGAATATTTTAAAAAAAGATTGCGATCCAATTGATGCAAAAGATGGAAGTCTTCCTATCAACTCTTATCTTGTAACGTATGTTGTAAAAGATACAGAAAAATATGATATAGTACAAGCAGGTGGTAAAGTAGAAGTTTTTGATACTTATTATGATGAATATGGAAAGGGAGCACTCAAAGAAATTAAATGGACTAACGGAAAAGTAAGTCCAAAGATGTATGGGTATGTTCCAAAAGAAACAAAAAAACGCAGATAAAAGTAGCAGCACGATACAGTAAAAGTATCTGTTGCTACTTTTTCATTTTTATACTAATATATACAGTACGTTCAACCCATTTTGGGTCGGAAGTAAGCCGACGCGGAACGGATCGTTCATCTATGGAAACACTCTTACTTAGTTGCCTTCAGGCACAATTGATTATTGGAAGAGTTATGAAGGCAAATATGCCTCCACAAACTCGTAATGATTTAATTTGGGAAATCAAACAGATTACTCCCAAAAGGTGTAAAATAGACGCAAACGCCGACTGAAGGAACGCTCTTTAATTTAAACAACTAAGGAGAAAACCTAATGTCACAAGTAAAAACTAAAAACAACTGGCAACTAGTTTTAATCAAACAACAAAAAGAAAAGGAACAACGTAAACATCAAGCAAAACTAGCAATGGCAATGCGTTGATTTAAGAGGAGGGATTGATACCCTCCTTTTTTTGTGCTAAAATAAGAGGAGACAACTTTATTATATGGATAGAGAAAAAGTTAAACTGATTATACGGAATATGGAACTGCTTTTGGATTCTTTAAAAGCAGAAATTTATTCAAACGTTCACACAAATAAAGTAGAAAGTAATCAAGAAATTATTGATTACGATGAAGTATTTGAGGATAATGATGACTAGCAAATCGAGGCAATTGGTTAAACTACTTAAAAGATTAATCAAACAGGAACATTTATATTCAGATAAACAACTCAGAGAAATGAAATCACAATTAAGAGTTGTGGAAAATGAACTTGCCGAATTGGAAAAACATACATCAAAAGGATTTGGAAAATGAAACCCGAAGTTAAACTTATTTCTGCAACA